CGGTTGGACTGAATTTGTTGCAGTTGCAGGCTTAAAATCAGCTGAATTTTCAGTGTCTGGTTTAGTTAAAAACTTAGAATTGATGAAAGCTTATTTCGGCGCAAGTCAAATTTTTTCAGTTGTCAAAACGTATCCAGACGGTTCAACTTTAACGTTCGATGCAGCTATGACAGGTGCTCCAAGCTTTTCTGGCGAATCAAATGCCATCATGTCATTTGAAGCAAGCTTTACAAGTTCAGGTCCTGTTGTATTTGTAGCAGGCACTTAATAGATGAGCATGCGCAAAAAGCTAGCTCTTAGCTGGCAAGGGGATTCATTCCCCTTGTTAGTTGACATGGAGTGTATTGACCGCGTTGATGAACAAATGAGCGTGGGTATTGTTTTATCCAGACAGTTGAGCGGAGATATTAGATTCAGCCACGTTGCTAAGTTTATATCCATAATCTTAAACGAAGCAGGCGCAAGCACTACACAGGAAGACGTTTACGAACACATGTTCTCCGATGGTGGCGTCACAATGGCAGAAACAACAACAATGTTGACCTATATTTTATCAGCCTTTTTTCCTGAACCGAAAAAAAAAGATACAATAACCAAGCCAACAAAGCAGACGCGCAAAAAGAAATAGCTGATTACCCGTGGGACCAGCTTTACCAATTATTAGTCGGGGAGTTTAATATCTCCCCGTCTGAATATTGGCGTATGACACCCGCTGAAGTGAACTCAATCATTGATTCAAAACGTCCGAAAGTAATAGACGGAATACACGAAGATGATTATGAAGCGCTTATGCTACGCAGACAAAAATTAATCGATGATGGGGTGGACGTTCTCTAATGGCAAATTCAACAATTGGCGCATTAAATGTAAAAATTACTGCGGACTCCAAAGGGGTGTTGGCTGGTTTACGTCAAACCAACAAGGCGTTAGCGGTAACAACAAAAAAAGCTAAAATTGCAAGTCAATCTTTTAATGATTTTTCGAGCGCTTTAAATCTTAATACAGTAGCGCTAGCAGCCTCTTTTGGCCTTGCGGCTTCAAAGGCTGTTAAATACGCTGATACATTCACTCAAATAAACAACAAGCTAAAACTAGCCACAGCGGACACCGAACAGCTAGCCATTGTAACAGATAAGCTTTTTGATGCATCTTTGGGCACAGGTTCTTCAATTTCAGCAAGTGTTGAGCTATATTCAAAACTTGAACGTTCAACCAGAACTTTAGGCATATCACAGAATAGGCTTTTAAATCTAACAGACTCAATTAATAAATCATTCTTAATTAGTGGTGCAACAATAGCAGAATCTAGTGGCGCAATACGCCAGTTAGGGCAAGCTTTGTCGAGTGGCGCACTTCGTGGTGAGGAATTTAATTCTATAGCAGAACAAGCCCCTGTGATAATGGAGGCCATAACCAAAGCCACAGGTAAAACACAGGGTCAAATTAGAAAACTAGCAGCAGAGGGTAAAATAACTTCTGAGGTTTTGATTAAATCTTTAGAGCTTTACAAAGAAAAAATTGACACCGACTTCGCAACAGCGCAAAAAACATTCAATCAAAAGCTTGAAAACGCAACTACACAGCTTATAAAATTTGTAGGCGCAAGTGATGGCGTTAACGACAGCGTTGAATTTTTGGGTGATGCTATTGTGGCCGCGGCGGCAAATCTTGAAACAATCGGTAATGTTTTAAATACTGTTGTTATTGTTGCGGTGGGTAAGTACACAGGGGCGGCATTGGCGGGGGTGGCGGCTTCTGTTCAATTATCACTAGCGGCGGCAACCTCTGCAAAAGCAGTTATGACAGTTGGCGCAGGCAGCACAATAACAAGCCACGCAATGAATAAAGCCGTTGTTAGTACAAAACTATTAACAGGCTCAATGGTTGGTTTACGTGGCGCAATGGCCTTTTTAGGTGGTGGTGCTGGTATACTTATTACCGTTGGCTTGGCGCTTCTTGCATACTCGGAGGATTCGATCACAGCAGCGGAGCAGACTAGATTAAACAAAGAAGAGGTTGATAAGCTTAAAAAAAGTTATAAAGGATTAAGTGTTGAGCTTCAAAAAATAGAATTGGAAAAAATTGCTGATGCAATGAAAGTCAACAGGATAGAATCAACGGCTTTGATTACCACAATACAACGATTAAAAAAAGATATGGCTTTGTCCGCTAATTCTAGGGCAATTGGATCATTAATGTTTCAGTCTGCCAATGCGAAGGAGAAACTTGAAGAGTTAAATGCAGCGCACAACCTTTTGCTTTCTAAACAAAAAGCATTGACCACACCGCCAAGTGATAGTGATGGCGGCGATGGTAAAACAGATACAACACCTCCCGCTGTAATAATTCCAGACGGAGAACAAACAGAGGCGCAGAAAAAAGCAAAGGCTAACAAAATAGCCAGAGAAAAAGAAGAAATTGCTAGAAATAAAGAAAATGCGGCGCAATATATACAGACTTTGCAAAATCAGTTTTTAGCAGCGGGTCAGCTTGAAAAAAACAGGTATAAATTAGAGCAGCAAAAACTAGCAGAGGCTTTTTCACTTAAAACTGCAATAACTCAAGAAGAACAACAAAAGCAAAATATACTAAAGGAAGATTTACAGGACCAGCATTTAGCTAAAATGGCTGAAATAAAAGCGGCGGCAATCCCTGAAGATACCTCTATAGGTATTATGGAGGCATTAGGTTTACAGTATGAAACCGAGGAAACTATGCTTGCCGAGTCATTAATTAGAAAACAAAAATTAATTGACGCGGCTAAAGCTACTGGTAAAATAACTGAAGAAGAACACGCCAAGCAAACTTTAGAGATTACGGCTCAAGGCGATGAAGCAAAACGCAAAATAACACTAGATAATATAAAACAAGGCTTTATGGCTTTGGCCGCGGGTAGTAAAAAAGCGCAGAAACTAATGAAAGCGGCTGCCGTTGTAAATGCTATAATTGCAGGTAAGGAAGCGGCTGTATCAGCTTGGAAAGCGGGGATGTCAACAGGTGGGCCAACAGCGCCACTGGTTGCCGCGGCTTACACGGCTGCAAGTATTGCACGAACCGCTAGCATGATAAGCAGCATAAAAGGCGGCGGCAGTGCTTCAAGTGGCGGTGGCGGTGGTGGTGTTTCATCATCTGGCGGCGCAGGCGGCTCAGGCGGTGACGGTGGTAGTGTACAGCAACAAACGCCGCAATTAGCAGCGCCACAAATTTCAAGAACAATCGACATAAATCTACCTAGCACAGGACTTTTATCAGTTGACCAAGTGCGTGAACTGATGGAACAAATTAATGAACAGGTCGGGGACGGCGTAAAACTTAACACGGGGAATATCTAAAATGCCAATTACACCAATTACACCAACAGGGCCAAGTGCCCCTAATACATTAACGCCAGACGCGGCGGGTGCGGTTGCCGTTCCTAACACGTTAACACCAGACGCGGCGGGTGCGGTTGCCGTTCCCAACACGTTGACACCAGATGCAGCGGGTACTGTTGCGGCACCTAACACGTTGTCAGCTGATGCCGCGGGAACAGTCGCAGCACCTAACACGTTGTCAGCGGATGCAGCGGGTACTATTGCAGCGCCAATCTCCTTGCCAAGTGTTACGGCGGCGGCGTTTCCTAGGTCATTAACACCGATGGTTGACTTTGACTTTGCGGCTAAAAGCTATGCTAAAGACGGCGTTGCTGTTGCGTTTGATGATATATTCACATACACCCGTCCAAGCTCTGCGACTTTTACAAATCGCAGGGTTAAGAAAAACGGCGGGTACGAGTATTTTCTTGACAACGATTATGTGGGTAGTGTTGAGAATTTATTAAAGTATAGTGAGGATTTTAGCGATACTGCTCTTTGGGCAACTAACGGGGCAATAATTACAAATGCTGCAATAGCTCCTGATGGCACTCTTTCAGCAGACCATTTGCAAGAGACTTCAATTTCTTCAGCACATGGTAAATTTCAGAGTTTTGATATTACAGCGGGCACATATACTCGTTCAATTTATGCTAAAGCAGCTGAAAGAAGTTGGTTTTATGTTAAGCAATATGATGGAGTTAGCAATTTTGGCGCTTGGTTTAACTTGACAGCGGGTACAGTTGGTACAGTTCAAGCGGGCATGACTGCTGCTATGGAACCTGCGGGTGACGGTTGGTTTAAATGCTCAATCACTAACACAACATCGGCAGTCACCGAAAGGGCGCAATATGGTGTGGCTGCAAATGACGGCGCTTTTTCTTATGTAGGGACCGCAGGTTTAGGCATTTACATTTGGGGCGCACAGTTTACAGAATCAGCAAAACCACTACCTTACGTTAAAACACTTGATGTTGCTGTCACTAAGACATTTGCTGAAACGCTTCGCACTGAATATGACCCTGTGACAGGTAATAATCTAGGCGCATTGATTGAAGGTGGTAGTACTAATTTAGCTTTGCATAGTGAAGATTTTAGTAATGCGGCTTGGACTAAAAACGAAATATCGGTATCTGAAAATGCAATCCAAGCCCCAGACAGTACCTTATCCGCCGATTCTTTAGCCGCCACAGCAACAAGCACAATAGGCTTGAGTTTTGTAGACAATAATACATCAACTGTTGGCACTACCTATACTCATAGTGTTTATGCTAAAAAAGGCAGTATTGATGTTTTACAGATTTTTTTCGGCAATAATGTGGTGTCTGGCAACCCTAGAGTTAATTTTGATTTAACTAACGGCGTTGTAGGTACACAAGATGCGGCCATTATTAATGCTACAATAACTCCTGTTGGTGGCGGTTGGTATCGTTGTGCTTGCGTGGTTATAGCTAATACAACATCAACATCAAGATACTTTGCTTTAGTATCTTCACCTACAAGTGGTCGGGCTGAAGTTAGGGCAAATACGGCAGGGGATAATTGTTATATCTGGGGTGCACAGGTTGAAGCACTACCATTTGCATCTTCTTATATTCGCACAGAGGGCGCGGCGGTTAGTCGTTCGGCTGATAGTTTGAACGTGCCGTACGGGGCATTACCTGACGGTAATGAGGTTACAGTTGCAGGCGTTTTTACCCGTAAAGGGGACGCCTCAGGTTTTTTGTATGAAACGCACGCTTCTTCGCATATGGGCGCTTTTGTAAGTCTCCTTGGTACGTCTATTCGCGCAAGCGTTACAGCCCTCGTCACCTCGGCACCAATCAAAAACAAGCTATTTTCACAAGTAATAACTGCGTCAAACGGCACAGCTACAGGTTACCTCGATAAAATAGAGGGTAA